CGCCGTATGAAGGCTCATCAGTGCGAGTTATTGTCTGCTTGTAATCGGATCGGTGAGACTGATCAGTTCGGCATGCGGTACGGTCGTGGCGTACGGCAATAACTCCCCGATCCACTGGGTGATATGTCTCGATGTGGTGCGCGAAAATTTTGTGTCTGTTTGGAGGTATCCGCGGCCTGGAATGAATGCGGCTACCGTTGTGCCGTAGGATTGGAGGATCTGCCGATCGTCTGAGAGTGTAATCTCCTGGGTGTTTTTTGTGCTTGCCATGTTTTCCCTCTTTCTTGGGTGTGCTAGTTGTCTTTAAGGCAGTTTTGCATCGTCACGGTTATGTGTGGGTAGAGTACGTGAAGTGTGTGCCAGTCCATTCCGAACATCAAACCTCCGGCCTGTTGCGTCGTCACATGCTTATACAGGATGCGGTATAACCTGTCTTTGGACAGCCCGCTATAATGTTTGTATTGCATTTTCGTTCCCTCCACTTTTTGTCCACCATGTAAACCTTAGGCGTCGTCTAGTTCTTTCAGTGTGGCGTAGGCGTCCAGGGCCCATAGTTCTACAGCATGACTAAGGAAGCGACACGCTAGACCTCCCCAACTCATATTCTCTAGATCTTCCATAACGAGAAGTTTTCCGATCAGATGGTCAGCGAGGTAGTCAAAGACCTGATCTCCGTGCTTTGACATCGTGTCCAGTGCCTCGCAATAGGTGACGGCGGGCATATACGATCCGCTCTCACAACCGCCTTGTACAATGGCCGCGATCGTAGCTGGTGAGATGTCTGCTTCTATCCAGGGTGGTACCGGTACCGCTGACTGTACGGGTTCGTCGTTGTCCCACATTTGTGCTTCTGTCATTGCTTGGCGTCTCCTTTTTTTGTCCACCATGTCAGCACTCAGAGTGCACGGCATGCTTGGGTAAATCCACCAGCCTGTTCGATCCGTGTCTTTGCGTCTTTCACGTCTGCTCTTGTGAGGGGGATCGCTCTGGAGTCTTCGATCCGTTGGAGAATGGCTTGTGCTTGTGGTCCTATCCCACAGAGTTGTTCAGCAAAACTCTGTATAGACCGATCTTTTCGTTGGCAATTACAAACCTTACAGGCGACAACTAAATTGGACACCAGGTTAGTGCCTCCGAGCGAGTAGGGCACGACATGATCTAGTGTGAGCGTAATATTGTGCTCACGCTTAGACCGTAGGCACCAGATACAGATCGGTCCCCGATGGTCTGATCGTGTGACATACAGGCCCAGTCTCTTTTCAGATCGTATCCACCTCATACCTTGAGATTTTTTTCCGCGATCTGGAGGCTTAGGCAATGCGGGCATAACAAAAGTTTCTTACTCCCGTCGAGTGCTTCCTATCCCAGGTCAGTGTCGATGTTGAGTTGGCAAACCAGACCGCGAGGGCGTGGTCAATACGCTTACCGCCTTGCGTATGGAAGTGGCTCAAGGTTCGGGGATTGTAGTGCACCTCTACCCATTGCGCCTGCTGAGCGTACTGCTCTCGCTTCCATGGTGGTAGCCGAAGAAACGGGCTCTCTTGGGTCGGGTACTGTGCTGCGGCAGCGCGCTGCGCACTATCTGCCGGCGCTTGTGTCAGCGTGACGCGGCCCTCTATCCAGGCAACAACCGCCTTGGGACCACCACGCCTAATCGGATCGATCTGCTTGGCGCTTCCGTGGTGGAAGTGTATCGGTCCCTCAAGGAGTACCGCATTGGCGTACCAGTCCACTTTCCGTTTCGGGAGTCTATGGACCACCCAAAGCCCGCGATGGTCTCGCTTCGCTCGATTAAAGTTAAAATGTACGCGTGCCTTATATGTGGGCATTCGCCAATTCCCTCCAGCCGTCAATACATTAGGCACGCTTCAATCCCTAATCCTCACCTCATGCCTATAATCTATTCTAGCGTACTCCTATATTCAAAGTCAACACTATAAGATACCTATCGACATCCTTATTCAATAAGCTCGAGATTCGAATATCAGGAACGTGAGTATTGCAAACGAACGTATGTTTGAAACGATCGTACGTATTCAGCAATCGTTTTAGGCTTGGTCGTTTGACCTATGATGTTTGTCTATCTTCAAGGGTTGAGATAAACGAACGTACGTTTAAAACGATCGTTTGTTTCTAGCGCACGTATATTTTAAACGATCGTTTGATTCACTGTTCCACGTGAAACGATCAGTAGGCACGGGCTGGATAGGGGGGGGCAGGGGGGTTTTACATTAAGATAATAACACCCTTCTCCCCCGCTACATTGCGGAAGGGGGTTGACTCACCGGATGACCAGGACATAGACTCAGTGACTATGAAGAGGATTTCTCCGATAGGACAGGATCGGTCGGTAGAGGCGGTGGTGGTGGATTATGCGTTGGGGGCGAACCCGGCGGAGTTTGGGGCGTTACTGCAGGAGATGCGGTCACGGGCGGGGTTGACGATTGCGGCGGTGTGTGCGAAGTTGGAGATACGGCCGGGCACGATGTATCAGTATTTTTATAAGAAGCGTGGCGTGGGAGGGTCGAGCACGATGCGGTGGTTTTTGCGGTATGCGGAGGCGTGTGGGTGTGAGGTGACGGTGCGGTTCCCGGCGAGTGGACGACGGGTGCGGGTCCGTGTCTAAGGGACTGACGAAACACGAAGCGACGGAATTTGCGTCGATGGTGCTCTCCGGGGCACCCGTGGCGGAAGTCGTGCCGTATTTTTGCCCGGACGAGGCGTCGGAAGAGGTGCTGCTCGCGGCGGAAGCGACGTGGCCGATGCAGCCCGAAGTGCTGACCGCGATCGAACACCAGAGTGGCGGGGTGCCCTGGCACCACCTCGGGGATGACCAGCGGCTCGATGTCTCCCTGCGGAAACATTACAACGAGATGGCCTATTTTTTGTGGACGACTAATTATGCGTCCTGTGACGGCGCCGCGAAGCTGAAAGCCGATACGTGTCGGAGTGCCATTGAAGCCAAAGTGGCCGGGATGGCCGGGAAAGAATCGCCCCTGGCGGCGTTTTATCACGATCTGCTGCAGCGCTACGAGAGCACGTCCTCCACGGTGTCCTAATGCGCCCCGATGCCCCCATCTGGCGCTTCGCGCATGTCGTGGTGATCTGCGGGACCCTCCTGGCGCTCCAAGTGCTCACAGCCACACACTATGATATCGCCGTCGATGGCGAAGCCGGGACGCTCGTCGGGGTGGCCGCCGCGGCCCTGCTGCTGGAATTACGGCGACGCCCCTGATGGCTGCCCCCACCGCACCGCCCGCCCTGCGCGATGACCTCATTACCGCCTTTCGACACTTTCTCTGCGAGAAAATCGGTTTTATCCCCTTTGAACACCAAGCCGCCTGGTGGGCCGCCACCGATGGGGATCTCCTCACCGACATCCCCCCGCGATCCGCCGACCGGACCATCCAGGTGCGCCTCCCCGATACCACGCTCGTCACGCGCACCCTGACCCCGCGTCCCCAGGGTCGGGCCAAAGTCGTCGCAGAACTCGGGGCGTATAAATCCGGGAAATCCGCCGGGGCCGGGATCTGGGCCGCCGCCTTTGCCGCCGTGCCCAATGCCCTCGTCTACCTCGTCGGGAACGAATACGATATGTGCGCCCCGGAATTCGACTATCTCCTGGAGGCGCTGTGCGGCGAACGCGGCCTGAATCAAGGCTACCGATCGCTCCAAAATCGGCCGAAAGATGGTCGCCTCTGGCTGGAACTTGAGAACGGGGCGCGGTTCGAAGCCCGGAGCTGGGAACGATCGGAATCGCTCAAAGGCAAAGAAGTCGATGCCTATATCTACTGCGAAGCCTACCAACTCCCCGGCATCGAATGTTTCACCTCCGTCTCGCAGAATTTGCGCGTGCGGCAAGGCTACGCCATCTTCCCGACTACCCCCGACCGCCCGTGGGTGCAGGTCTTTCACGACCATGGACACGATCACGCCGGCTTTCCCCAATGGGCGTGCCACTGCGGGATTCACGCCCAGACCAATCCCTATAGCTTCGATCAGGCCGCCATGGACCGCGACGAACAGCTCCTGACCCGTGAAAAATTCTCCATCGCCTATCTCGGGACCCTCGGCGACTACGTGGGACGGGTCTATAACTATCAGCGGGGCACCCGCGCACTCTCCCTGACGAGTCACCCCACTTTGTGGCATAATCACGCACGGGGCGCCGTGCAGGAGAACCTGAAACTTCCGCACGACTGGGCCGTGACGCTGGGCGCCGATACCGGGACCTACTGTGCCGCGGTCGTCGTGGCCGTCTCGCCCGAAGGGACCGCTTACGTGCTTGACGAACGCACGAATTATCGTTACGTCGCCAATACCCCGGAACTCGATGACGCGAGTTCCATTGTCCGGTGGACCGATGAGGTGTGCCGCATGGCCGCGCTCTGGCAGACCCGACCGCTGGCCTGGGTCGATAGCAACTCCCAGTTTAAACAGGAATGCCGCCATCACGGCCTCCAGTTGCTCGCCAATCAGCGCGGACGCGAAGTCCGCACCGAAGCCACTCGGCAATACTTTCAGCACGACCAGATTTTTCTCGCCCCGTGGCTGTCGCTCGTCCCCTATGAACTCGAAGCCGCCCAGTGGCCCGATCAAGCGACCGCCGCCGGGAAATATGAGCGCGTGAAAGTGAATGACCATGCCCTCGACTGCGTGGAACACGTCCTCTCGCGCCACCCCCGCGGCCAGGCCCCTCGGACCCCGCGCCCGCTGATCCCCGAGGCGGGAACCATCCAGTGGTACGGGTCGCCGCTGCGGAAAAAAGTGCGGCGCCCGCCCGTCGATACACATTTAGGAGGACACTAATGGGCACTCGCGCCTCCATGACGACACGTCTCGACGCTCTCGAACGGCAACTGCAGTTCGTGATGCAGACGCTCTCGCTCACCAAACACGGCCCGAACGGGCAGACCGACGCCCGGTCCCTCGCCGCGCTCTATCAGGAGATGACCGCCCATGCTGGATCAGATCCGCAAACATTTGCAGACGTGGCTCGGCGTGCCTTTGCTGAGCCCCCTCCACGACCAGATCCAGACTTTGCAGGACCGGATGGATTTTCTGGAACGGAGGATCAGGATAAGTCCGGGGGATCCCCGTGAGGAGCCCCCCGAGCCCCTCGACGTCGATGCCGTCCCCGACGCCCATCTAGGAGCCCACTAATGCCACGAGTCATTATTAATTTCCCGTATGCTGACGGATCCGATCAGCAGGCCGCCCTGTTCGCGCAGCAGGTGCAGGTGGCGATGCCGAACGTCCAGGTGCAGGTGGTCGAGACCGAGCAGCCAGGTGGTGCCCCCCTCGGACCCTCCCCGTCACCCGACGCGCCAGGACTCGCCCGTCGGATGCCGACGACCGCACGAGGCCCCACGCAGCGGATGCCGCTCACCGCACCAGGCCCCCAGCAGCGGACACCGCTCGTCTAAGCCATGCCACGCGACGAGAACCTGACGACCTATACGGATGACTACGATCGGCTCCGTGCCCAAAAGGCCCGGAACGTCGGGTCCGTCGAACTCCGTATTCTGACCAATCTGGCCTTCGCCTCCGGGGAACACTGGATCGGGAGCCAGAAACGCGCCATCTTTACCCGTACCCGCGACCCCAATAAGCTCTATCTGGTCTTTAATCTCGCCGGACAGATGCTGCATAAGATGATGGGACGACTGAGTAGTATCGCCCCCGTCTTCAAGGCCCGCGCCGATAAACAAGACCCGAAATCGGTCGGGAATGCCGAAGTCGTCAATAAACTCATCCGCGCACTCGACGAAAAGCTCGATCAACAGTCTCGTACCTGGGAAATCCTCTGGTGGATGGCCGTCGGGGGCGTGGCGTTTGAATACGTCCCCTGGGTCAAAGATGCCACGATGGAACCGATGCCGAGCTTCGATCCCGAGACGAATGAACTCGTCTGGACCGATGTGCAGAGCGGGGAAGTCATCCCCGAGTCGATGCGGCAGGAGGCGTTGCTCCAGGGCGCCCCCGCCGAACGATTCGAGGTTGTCGAGGATATGGTCCTCGCCGGGGACGTGGGTAGCGAGATTCTGAGCCCCCTTCAGGTCTTTGTGGACGCCTCCGTCCGATCGATCGACGATCTCAGCCCCGATCAGGCCGTCTATGTGGCAAAAATTCGCACGATGGGCTGGATTGAAGCGAATTATGACGTGAGCGCCGAGACCATCCAAAATATCAAAGATGCCTCAGAAGTACGGATTTTGAGCACCGATATTCGGCAGGGTGGCGATCCGACCGGCTCCGTGCATCTTCAAGACCTCATTCCCCGGATTCAGGGTAGTCAAACGAAGAATGATCCCGATTTAGCCGTCGTCGTCGAACGCTTTCAGCCGATTTCCGCCAAACATCCCCGCGGAAAGTATTCCGCGTTCATTCCCGGCGAACAAATCCTGCATGATGGCGATAGTCCCTACGAATCCATTCCCCTGGTCGATTATCACTGGGGACCGACCACGACCAGCTTCTGGAGCACCGATTATCTCTCCGATTTGATCGCCCCGCAGCGGTTTCTCAATAAACGCCTGTCCCAACTCGGGGAACAGGCCAATGCGTCCATTTATGCCGATGAACTCCTCGGCCCGACCGTCAAACGCGAAGATATTCCGTCCGATTACCCCGCCCCCATTGAAGGGGGCCTGAGTGAAACCGGCGTGAAGATGATCCAACGCCGCGATCCGCCCCAGTTGCCCGCGTGGTTCATGCAATCCGTCGATCTCACCATTAAATTGATGCGAGAAATCGCTGGCGGTATTGATTTGTTCTCGGAAAGTAAATTTCCGGGCCAGTTGCGCGGGCCGATGGCCGTCCCGATGCTCCAGGAGATTATCGACACGCAATGGGGCAATCTCTACCAACATCTCGGCCAACGCCTCGCCAAAGTGAAGGAAATGCGGATTAATCGGGTGAAAGAGTACTATCCGGCCTTTCGCACACTCCATTACACCGACAAGAGCCTGCGCGATGAGGTCTTTACCTTTCAAGCCTCGGAAATCCTGCGATCCGGGACCGATTACTCCATTACCGTCGAACGAGGGAGCCTGGTTCCCGAACTTCGTGCTCTGCGCGAAGCGCGTATCCGCGAACACCTCCAGTCGCCACTCAGTGTGCTCTATCTCGATGAGCGGACGGGACGGATCGATAAGGAGAAAATCGCGTCCGATCTGGAAATGGGCGATATTGGACGGGAAGCGCGGGAGTCCCAATACCGCAAACTCGGGATGTCGCTCGTCGAACGGCTCTGGGAAGGGCAGACACTCCCCGAACATCTCCCGATGCCGTTCTGGAATCTGCGCGTCATTATGGACGAGTTGGAGTCCGAAATGGCGACCACCGAATGGCTCGCCGCCAGCCAGGAGATCCAGCAGGGCTTCGTGGCCTTCTGGAATAAGTGCCGAGAGTTCCTCGTGCAAGCCTCCGAGCGCCGCGAGAGCGGCATGCAGCAGCAGCAGGTGCAGAGCGCCGTGGCCCAGGCCACGCAGCAAGCCGCCGCCAAAGCCGCGGCCGAAGCCGTTGATATGGCGCTCGATCAGGTCAAAGCCAGTCAGCAAATCGCCCCGCAGGCGCCCGCAGCACTCGCAGAGGCTATGGCACAGCGCGAGATGTAGTTGACAGCGGCAACTGACCCTTCCTATACTGAGACGACTGCCCAGGCACCACTGAGGCGAACACGGATCGTGAACACGTCGCAGGAGACTCCTCGGCAGAGGAGCACCTCTTGATACACTCACGACCACTCGACTGAGGAGTAGACATGGCAGAAGATACAGAGATCGCTCCACCAGACGAAACTGGTGGCGCACCGGACGCAACAGCAAGTGGAGGTGACACCGCAGCAGCCGGTTCCTGGCCCGCGGACGCACAGGCCGAGTACACGAGAAAAACGCAGGCACTTGCCGAGGAACGTAAACAGTGGGACACCGAGCGCACCAAGCAGACACAGCAGTTGCAGCAATATGCCCAGCAAATGCAGCAACAGCAGTATGCGCGGCAGGCGCAGCAGCAGGCGCAGCAGCAGGCGCAGCAGGGACAGCAGGGTCAGACCGCCATGTTGGATCAGTTACGCCAAATGCCGTATCTGGATGGTGCCACTGCGGCCCAACTGATGGAACGCATGGTCAACGAGGGAATTAATCCTCTCAATCAGGCGCTCCAGCAACGCGATCAAGTCATTTCAAAGCTCAATAAGGACTACAAGGATCTGTCTGATCGCGTGGGGACGAACCAAGGCCGGCAAGCCGAACAGGATCTCGATGCGAGGTTTTTGAAAATCCGCGAAGCACAGGGCCTTCCCGACACCGAAATCGTGCATGAGCTAATGCGCGACATTTATTTGTCGCACCAAGGCGAGACGCTCGATCAAGAATACCCCGATATGCTGCGTAAGCGGTGGGAGGGAATTCAAAAGGTGGTACGGGATGCCGATCGGGCAGCAGCAAAGGCAGCGAAAGCCTCACCCTTCCCCTCTAAGGGCGGTGAGGTGTCCCCAACCAGCGGCAAGACTGCGGGCTATAAAACGCCTGAAGATCGTGCCAACGAGTTGTGGCCGATGCTCAACCCCGGTCAATCGGAATAAACGGTGACTCCTTTACGGGAGACCATCGCCGATGGCAAGTACAACTGATGTAATCGAAGCCCTGAAATACACCTACGGGGTCGACCAAGTCCTGTACCTAGTCAACCAAGAGGTCGTCTGCTGGAATATGTTCCAGAAGATGAAGAAACCGCTTGGCGGACGGGGACAGTTCTTGATGCCCATTATGGTGAAGAACCCCGGCGCGTGGAGTGGGTTGGCAGAAGGCGGCGCGTTGCCGTCGAATATCGATCCCGACACGACCGAGGCGTCATTCAGCCTCCAAGAATTTGCGGGGCTGTACAATATGTCGTGGAAGCTCATCCAGGACGCGAGGAACTCGAAGTTTGCGTTCCAGACAGCCCTGAAGATGATGGAAGGGGGCTTCCGGCGTCGTATCCTCAAACTCATCAATGCTGACCTGATCTCGGATGGACTCGGCAAGCTGGCCGTTATGCCAGCGGCAGATAATCAGACCACCATTACCGTCAATGCGCTCCCGAGTATCGATCTCGGGATGACGGTCGATCTGATTGATGCCTCTGATAACGATGCCGACTTGGCGGCGTCTCGGACCGTGACAGCCATTGATGTCCAAAACCGCACGGTCACCATCAGTGGGTCTGCGCCTAGCGGCACTGCCGCGGGGGATTTCTTCTGTATTGAAAACACAACGAAATCCGGGGCGATTTACCACACCGATGGGCTTCTGGGAATCATTGATGATGCCAATCCTCCGTCTGGGAACTTTGGTAACATTAACCGCAGCACGGCGGGGAATGAATTCTGGGAGTCGATTGTGCTGTCAAACAGTGGCACCAACCGGGCGCTTACGGAAGACCTCCTGATTCAACTGGAAGATTCCGTGCGTGAGAAGGGCGGCGCCAAACTGAATGCCTACATTTCCAACCTTGCCATCATTCGGCGCTACCACGAACTTCTCCGCGAAGATACCTACTTTGCGCTGAGTTCGCCGAAAGCGTTTGATAGTGGCGCAGGGGTTGGACGTGATGGCGGGGCGCAGCAGAAGGGGACCGATGGTGGCGATGGACGCACCATCTACCGCTTCAGCGGCAACCCGTGGCATGTCGAACCGTACTTTGCCGCGAATACCATCATCGGGATGGATACCAAGCATTTCTATATCGGACACGGCGAGAATGCCGTCCCGCGTCCGGTGTCAGAAGTGTTCGATGGCACCCCGTTCTTCCGTCAGACCTCCAATGCGACCTTTGAAGTCGCGTGGTACTGGCAGGGGAATCTGCTGAGTGATAACCCAGCAGCCGGGGCCAAAATCGAAGACATCGCGGAGTCGTAAACTGAGTAGGTGGGGGAGGGGTTTCGGCCCCTCCCTGTCACTTCGCCAGAAAGCAGGAAATCATGGGAATTAAAGCCATTGCTCGACTCGCACCAGTGCATGTCGTCTATACCATTTCAGCAGGCGAAGCAGCGGATACGGGTATTTTTGTCGCCGATCAAGACTATCAAATCATGGATGTGCGTGAAGTCCATAGCACGGCGGGCGCCAGCAGTACGACCTTGGATGTCGGCATCGCGGCCTCTGGGACCGCGCCTGCGAGTCTCACCACCGCCTTGAGTTCCGCGTTAGCCTTGGATAGCACGGCCAATACCCCGGTGCAGTCCACCTTAACCTCGACGCTTGCGAACAGGAAGATGGATAAAGGCGAGCAACTCTCGTTGAATTACACAGGCACGGTGACAGCCTATGAAGGATCTGTGCATGTGGTCCTCAAGCCCATTCGGACGAATACGAGTTACTAAGGAGGCGTATGGACGTTTTTGATCCGGCACGGTATTCATTAGAAGAGAACAAGTTTTTCCTGCAGCATTTGGGGGAATCCCCCGTGGTCGCACTCCAGGACAGACTTCCACAGGGTGTCAATCCGGTAACCGTGCAGGAAGTCTTGGGCGCGGTGTATGAACTCGATGAGCTAAAGAAGCATCGGGGGAATACCTGGGCCGGGCAGACCGCGATCTCCACGTCCATTAACACCTATCTCTCAGAGTCGCAGAAGTGGAAAGAGCTGTCCACTCGTGGTGCCCCACGCTTCCCCACGATGCACGCCTGGGACGGGAAAGGGCGTCCTCATCGGGGAGGTGTTGGATCTGATTCGAGTCAGGTGACCACCTATTTGACAAAGAATGGAAAGCGGGAGCCCTTTGCAGTGCCGCTCCAGACCGTCCTCACGCAGCCCTTCGTGGCAGATTGGATTCAGGAAGAGGAACCGTTGCCCGAGGAATTGGTGCATGATGCGGAGAAGGGATTCCTCCAGTGTCCAGTGGATAGTTGGAGTACAAATTACAAGACTGAGTCTCGGCAGTCCTACAATATGGCCCGTGCCCGAATGTCTCGACATTGCAAAACGAGCAAAGATGATCGAGTGCGGGAATTTGGTCAGAAAATCTTTGGCTAATGCTAAATGCACTAGAAGCGCCAGATCAGATTCGGCTCCCGATTCCGACACAGACCGCCCCACCGGAGGAAGACTCGCTGCAGTACTGGCATCCGAATCGCTTCGGTGTGCGTTTTGCTCCAGCGGAGTTCCGATCGGAGTTAAAAACGCTGCACCCAGACTTAGAGACCACCTGGCACCCACTCCGTGAACGGTGGCTTGTTTGGTATCGCCGGCCACGCATCAGCACAGGATGGTTGCTCCTTTTTGTGGTGGAGAATTCGCAGCAGCAATTTGTGCCCCTCGATGCACGGATCTTTGCGGCGTGTTATGAGCAAAGCGGCTTTAAATGGGGTTCTGGGAAGCAGTATTGGGCGCGGATTGAAGAGGAAGCGCAACGCGACCATGCGGATCGTGATGCGACACGCGACCAGCTTCTGGAGGATATCGGGAGTGCCCAGTGGGACCATACCAAGATTCAGGTGAGCATGCGTGGGCATTCCTCTGGGAGTAAGTTCGTCACACATCACGCAGGAGACTAAATGGCTACCGGACAATCCATGCTCGACACGATGGAAGTCCTCGACCGGGGCCTCCAACTCCAATCCGGGGAAACCGGAGTCACCCTAGCGCTGCGTGCGCTAAATGCCGCGCAGGACCATTTCGAGTCGCTCATGGCGCTCGAACCCAATTCGTTGGCATCCTCCGTGGCGACCGTGACCACCACGGCCAGTACAGAAACAACGGCGTTTCCCACGGGACTGGTGCGTCTCGACCGGCTCCAGTTTATCGACCCGAACACCAGTCTCCCCGCGTGGGACCTGGTACGCGTTGGCCCGGTCGGCGATCATTACTCGCAAGAGACGGTGTATCCCTCGTTTGCGTCTAATTCCACAACCAGTGGGCGCCCGAAACGGTATTACACCAACGGAACGCTCATCTACTGGGACCCCCTCCCGGATGCGACCCATACTGTGCGCTATTACGGTCTGAAGCTCGCCGACGATATTACGGCCTCCGGGACGTTTGCCTATCCAGATAGCGCTGCTCTGGCGGTGGCACAGTTTGCTGTCAAGATGCTGCGGACGGGTAAAGACGATGACGTGTCCTCAATCACCGAGGTGGGGATGCAGGTCTTCGGTCCAGTGATTCGTGGCATGGCACGCTTTAACCGAGACCGGCCACCAGGGTATGATTATCGCTATTTCCACACAGAATAGGAGTGCCGCATGGCATTTATTCAAGCAGACTTTCAGGACGGACGTGATGTTCAACTCGTTAAACGGGCCAAAATTGATGGGGCGACCAGTGGAAACAATACCCTGGTCGCGGCTGTGACCGGGAAAAAGATCAGAGTCCTTGCGGCGTTTTTTACGATGACAGGGACAGCGGTCACGATCCGCTTCGAAGATGGCGCTGACGGGACGGCATTAACGGGACAGATGGGTCCCACTGCGGGGCAGACGATTGTCCTGCCCTTTAATCCCGTGGGCTGGTTTGAGACATCTGCGGCCACGCTCTTGAATATGGAACTCAGTGGCGGACAGTCCGTTGATGGCGCACTCGTCTATATCGAGGCGTAGATAAATGGCTGATATCCAACTGGCAAATACCGACTCGGATCTCAGTGGCAATACGGTCGTCACTGAAGAAAACGCCTATACCATTACGGGTCTGCATACATTTAGCCGGTCCACGAATGCCCCATTTGCCTGTATCTCCGGGGCGGCCGTCGTGACCTATCTGGATGCAGACAAACTCGACGGCCAGGAAGGGGCCTATTACCTCGCGGCCGCAAACTTTACCGGCACCCTCGCTGTGAATCGTGGGGGCACGGGCGCTGCAACCCTGACGGATGGGGGCGTCTTGCTCGGGAGCGGCACCAGCGCCATTACGGCCATGTCAGTGCTCGCCAATAGCGAGATGATCGTCGGGAACGGATCAACCGATCCCGTCGCCGAAAGTGGGGCGACCCTACGTACCAGTATTGGCGTGGGTACGGGCGATACGCTCCAGCTCACCGGGATTGAACTCGGCCACGCCACCGACACGACGCTTGTGCGATCGAGTTCGGGCAATGTGTCGATTGAAGGGAATGTTATCTACCGTGCTGGGGGGACCGATGTGGCTGTCGCCGATGGGGGCACAGGCGCAAGCAGCCTCACGGACGGCGGAGTCCTGCTCGGGAGTGGCACTGGAGCAATCACCGCGCTGGCTGTCTTATCGGATAGCGAGATGATTGTCGGTGACGGCTCTGGCGATCCAGTGGCTGAAAGTGGTGCAACTTTACGGACGAGTATTGGAGTAGGGACCGGAGATAGTCCGCAGTTTACGGGTATTGAACTTGGACATGCGAGTGATACGACGCTTACGCGGGCGAGTGCCGGAAATGTCTCGATTGAGGGGAATGCTATCTATCGCGCCGGTGGGACCGACGTTCCGGTGGCTGATGGCGGAACAGGGGCGAGTACGCTCACAGATGGCGGGGTTTTGCTCGGCAGTGGCACCGGGGCGGTGACGGCGATGTCGGTCTTGGCAGACAGTGAAATGATTGTCGGCAATGGATCGACTGATCCGGTCGCGGAAAGTGGAGCGACCCTGCGAACTAGTGTCGGAGTAGGGACTGGAGATAGCCCACAGTTTACAGGGATTGAGTTGGGACACGCCAGTGATACCACCCTCACACGAGCTAGTTCGGGGAATGTCAACATTGAAGGAAATCTCGTCTACCGCGCCGGAGGCACGGATGTCCCCGTCGCCGATGGGGGGACCGGCGCGAGCAGCCTGACAGATGGAGGGGTCCTACTGGGGAGCGGCACTGGAGCGGTGACGGCAATGTCGGTTCTGTCTGACGGCGAACTCATTGTTGGTGATGGAACGGGTGACCCGGTGGCTGAGAGTGGGGCCACGCTACGCACAAGCGTTGGCGTCGGAACAGGTGATACGCCGCAGTTTACCGCGTTGGCGCTTGGGATTAGCCCGACCGGAGGCGACCTCTGTATTGATGCCGCGGAGTCCTCGACACCCACAATCCGCTTTGAAAATGACCAAGGGACGGTTGATGGGTCTATTGATAGCTGGACTAGTGCGTCGAATATCCAGCTCTGGATCGGCGCAAACGAGTACTTGAACTCGGGATCGCTTGCTCGATTTAACGACTCCTACGATACCGCTGCCGTCGAACTGACTGCCGAGGGGGTCATCAATCTACGGACAGGCGATGACGCCACGAGCACGACACGGCTCTCGGTGGATAAAGCCGGCGCGGTGGCTGTCGCAGGAGCCTTATCCAAGGGATCCGGGTCGTTTCGAATCAGCCATCCATTACCTGCAAAAAACGCCACACATGAACTGGTTCACAGTTTTATTGAAGGCCCTCAATGCGACCTGATCTATCGGGGCACGGTCATACTGGTGGCCGGGGCGGCGACAGTCAATCTCGATACTGTCTCAAACATGACCGCCGGTACCTGGGTACTTCTCTGTCACGGCGCCCAGTGTTTCACCTCCAACGAAACGGGGTGGTCAAGTGTGCGCGGGTCAGTGAGCGGGAATCTCTTGACCATTGAATGTGAGGTGGCGACCTCCACCGATACGATCTCCTGGATGGTTGTCGCGGAACGACAAGACGACCATATTCTTGAGACGGCCTGGACTGATGAGGATGGGCGGCCGATTGTTGAGCCGCCGGTGGCTAGCTGAAATCGTGTCTCCCAATGATCACCATGACGGGTATGGGTATTTCCTGCGAACCGTCCCACTTGTTCCAGACGACCCACTTATCCGCGCCATCAACGAACGACATCTTTTAACCATCGGGACGGCCGCACCAGATGAAACCGTTCGACATATTCTCTGGCGACTCTTCTTCGAGCGCGATCGATTCCCCACGCTGAAAGAAGCAACAGCAGACTGGCGCGGATCGCTGCCAGCGAGTGACACGTTGGCCCCGATTACCATGGGCCAGTGGCACGGCAATTTCTTGTATCCGTCGCATCGTTATTTTGGTCCTGCTGTCTGCGGCCGCCCGATCGCGGAGCAGGAGTCCTATTTTCAGGAAGAAGCGTCACGCGGGTTCACGCACGTACTGGTCAATGCCGAACAAGATGATTGGGGAAGTCGGCGCGGGCATCCTGAATGGACGGCGGGAGGATTTTCTGCATACAGAACTGATGGGATGGATCGACTGATCACATCACTGGAAACTGCCCGACACGCAGGGCTGGTGCCGCTGGTTGGGATCGTAGATCAGCCCACCTTACGACATCTGGATCTCTCGGAGATTATTGAACGCTCACAGCATTTGGTGAATAGAACGGCCCCACACGTCTGTCTCTATATGTTGTCCTGGGAGCTAAATGAGCCCTGGGGATCGGCGGATCAACGGAATCCGAACATTCGACGCTGGATTCGTGAGGTCGATTGGCACGGACGCGACGTGGGGATTCACTACGCCCCGCCCCCGTTAGGCAATCAGGACTGGGAAGGCGAAGAAGACCATGTCCACGGAGGCTATGGGCTCTATGCCGATATGCCGCCGAATGTCGTCCGTCTTGCTCAGTTTCCCAATAAGATTGATGACGAGACGCTCAGATTGCGGTGTCGGCTTGGCGTCGAAGTCAACGCCGGAACGGGCACGAAGTATTGCGCCTTTGAACATAGTGGGTGGTGGCGTCGGACGCCCCAATGGTCTGAGGAAGATTGTCAGCACCGTGCGTCGATCTGCCAGGAGGTCATGGAAGAACTCCTCCCGTCTGATCGGCGTGGCTCGATGAATGGATAAATCCGATGGCCTATCCGATTCAGACCCAGACGTTCTCCGTCTTTCTTGGCACCCAGGAGGGGATTCATTCTGTCGCTCTCCCGTCTATTTACTCCTCAAGCGGGAGTCGAAACCTCTGGATTGACAAGCTCGGTCGAGCCAAGAAGATTCTCGGCTACAGTAAACAGAATAGCTCGGCGGTGACGACGAATACGGGGGGCAGTGCTACCCGTCTGCGGGCGCTGCGTGCCTATCGGCAAACGGGGTCCAGCTTTACCCGACAACTTCTCGGCCTGTTTGATGACGGGTCGAACGAGTGTGAACTCTGGTACAGCACCAACTCGGGGGTGGCCTGGACCTTTATTGAAGATTTCGGGTCTGGTTCGATTAATCGAATCCCTGACTTCGCGCAGGTAGACAATAATCTCTTTTTTGTCGATGGGGTCGTGGCACCACGGGTCTGGAACGGGTCGTCGCTAGCGACCGCCGGGGCAAGTGGGAAGTCTCCAACTATTACGGCAGCGGTCAATACCTCGTCTGGACAGCTCAATGGGTCCTATACGTGGAAAATGGTCAGTATGGATGCGGCCGAAGCTCGATCTGCGGGATCGGTGACCTCGAATGTGACTCAGCACCAGGACGAGCAGGCCAATCTGTCGTGGACGGCTGACTCTGATACCGACATTACGGGCTATGAGCTATATCGCACGACGGGAACCGGCGCAAACTATTACTTTGTGACGTTTATTGACGGACGCACGACCACGAGCTATACCGATAATGCGTCCGATCTGGATATTCTGGAACATCGACTTCTGGAGGAACATGGCGATGCCCCGGCGACCGGCACGTACTTCTGCGAACCGCACAAGCAGCGCCTCTGGTGGGGACGCACCGACACGAACCCCCGTCGTGTCTTTTGGTCTGATCCCGGCAAGCCTGATCAGGTGGGCGCAAACAACTATCTCGACTTCACCGATCAAAGCTCCGTCGGGGACATTCTTACCGGACTCGTGGGGGACTTCGAAGGGATGCTGGTCGTGTTCCTGGAGCGATCCATCTGGACCGTCAGCGGCACCGGACAAGTAGTCTCCGACATTATGGACTGGGTCCGTACCAAGTCCAATGCGGTCATTGGGGCTGTGTCGCACCGCTCGATTGTGCAAATTCCTGCCGGGGCCGTCTATACCGATGCGTCGGGAGAACAGGTGACGAGCGCACGGGTGATGCAGGCGTATTTTACGCCACTGGGGGACATTCGTCTCTTTGACGGGAATAACGACATCATTATCAGCACCCCCGTGAAGGAAACGCTCAAGACTGCGCTCTATGCCCAGCGCACGAAGGTCCATGCGACACACGATATTGAAAATGGGCATGTGGTTTGGTTCTGGCCTGGCCCGACCGCCACGGGGGATGATGCCGAGTGTAATCAAGCTGTCGTCTGGAACTACCGCTGGGGCGTCTGGTATGTGTGGCCCGATATGCCAATGTCGGCCTCGACCACGGTGGAAACCTCTAGTGATACACAGGTCATTCTTACGGGCGAAGCGCAAACCGCTAAAGGCGGCTTCTGCTATGAGTTCTTCGATGGGGACAGTTTCGATGGGTCGAACATTCCGACGCGCTGGATGACCAAGGTTATCTATGGCACGGATAACGCCTGGAATGTTCGTGCGCCCCAGCAGCTCATGGCGTATGTCAAACGCTATCGCTGGCTGGACATTATTGCGGAAGCTGACTCGGACGTGACCCTCACTGTGGAATGGATGTCCGGGAGCGCCTCAGACGAGTCGGTGGGCCGTGGGAGTGCCTCGAAGTCCCTGGAGCCGATTGGGCTGCAACTCATTACGTCAGATGGAAACGGGGTAGATACCGATGACGGGTCCAATGTCACGGTCGCCTTTGATTCTGTGCAGACCATCATCAATCTGGAAGGGTCGAATGGGGACTTCGTTCAGGATGTGGGCTGCCGAATTCGGATTAGTGACGATGCCGCCAATGGAAGCTGGAGTCTTGAAGGGATGACGCTGGGCTATCAGGTCCTCCCAGGGGCAACGAGGAGGCTACAGTAATGGCGGAACAATGGATTCAGAAGATGAAGGATAGCTCGAATTTCAAGGCCGGGTCCTTCTCCAAGCAGGCGAAGCGGGCGGGGAAAAGCACGGCAGCCTATACAGATGCCGTACTAAAACCGGGGTCTACGGCCACCAAGACCACGAAACGGCGGGCGCGTCTTGCCCAGACCTTTGGAAAACTCCGACGACGACAGGCATAGGAATCTGAAACAACTGGTCAAAAATAAATGGCTCGGTCAAACATCCCGCTCGATTTCCCCACCCCCGACTT